TCATGACTGCTATTAACGGAATGGATCCGACAAAGGGGCTTGATATCCTTATCCATACCCCGGGCGGTGAGATAGCCGCATTGGAGTCGCTTGGTCAGTACCTGCGTGCAAAATTTGGTACTGATATTCGTGCTTTTGTACCCATGATGGCAATGTCAGCTGGAACCATGCTGGCATGTTGTGCGAAAGAAATTGTTATGGGCAAGCAATCAAATATTGGTCCATTTGATCCGCAGATGGGCGGGCTACCTGCTCATGGAATTCTCGAGGAGGTTGAAAAAGCCAAGCAGGAAATGATGGTCGATCAGAGAACCATTCCTTTTTGGTCTTTTACACTCCAAAAGTTACACCCCACTTTTATCGGTGAGTGTGAAAAAGCTATCAAGTGGGCAAGCGAGATTGTTTCAGAATGGCTTATTTCAGGTATGCTTTCTGAAGAAGCCGACGCCAAGCGAAAGGCCGAGTTAATTTGCGGGCGGCTTAACGATCATTCTACTACCTATGCTCACGCTAGGCATATCCACATGGATAAAGCTAGGGAGATAGGTCTTAAAATCAAAGCGTTAGAAGATGAGCAGGAACTGCAAGATTTAGTTCTAACCGTTCATCATAGCTATATGCATACTTTTGGAAGCAGTACTGCAGTCAAAATCATCGAGAACCATAATGGTTCAACAATGATATGGCATGCAGGACAATGACTTACACATAATTTTTATTATTTCGCAAAATCAAGGCCAGCTTATATAGCTGGCTTTTTTATGTCTCAAATCCGCAACAAAATTCGGATCATTTTGTGAGCCGAATAACGAGTTAATCGGCTCATGCTTTATACAAACTCCAAACGCAGCGGGATGGCATCCGCCACAGGGCCCACTTCGGTGGGCCTTTTTTATTTCCCCTCATTTCTGAGAGGACTCATCACTAACGAGGGGGCGTAATGTCCGAACCTTTTTCCGGTACCGCAGCCGCCGGTAGCGCGCTGACCGGCGCCAGCATTTATGGACTGCTCACCGGCACTGATTACGGCGTTGTGTTCGGCGCGTTTGCCGGAGCCGTGTTCTACGTGGCCACCGCTGCCGACCTGACGATTTTTCGCCGCTCCGCGTATTTCGTCGTGTCGTATTTCGCTGGCGTCTATGGCTCCGGGCTGGTGGGTTCGTGGCTGGCAAAAATGACGGGCTATGCAGACAAGCCACTGGATGCGCTCGGTGCGGTGATTCTGTCTGCCGTGGCAATCAAGACGCTGACGTTTTTCAGTGAACAGGACCCGCTAAAGCTGCTGGCACGCTGGAGAGGGGGAACCAATGGTAACTAACGATCCGCTGGTGCTGACCAATGTGGTGGCGTGTGCCGCTATTGTTCTGCGCCTGATGATGTTCCGTAAGCCTGGCGGGCGACACAACCCGTGGGCTTCCTGGCTGGCCTACCTGATCATACTGGCGTATGCATCGGTGCCGTTCCGGTACCTCTTCGACTCCTACCTGCATACCCACTGGGCAACCGTGACAATCAACCTGATTATCTGCGCCGCCGTGTTCAGGGCACGGGGCAATGTGGCGCGGCTCTTCTATGTCCTGAGGTCTGAATGAAACAGTCACAATTTCAGCTGGCGGCTGGTATAAGCGCCGGATTAGCTGCACGCTGGTTTCCGCACATTGAAGCGGCCATGAAGGAATTTGGCATCACTGCAGCGACTGACCAGGCGATGTTTATCGCCCAGACCGGGCATGAATCTGTTGGTTTCACCCGGCTGGTGGAGAGCATGAACTACAGCGTTGCAGGCCTGGCGGGTTTTGTTAGTGCCGGGCGGCTTACTCAGGACCAGGCTAACGCGCTGGGCCGCCGCTCATATGAAAAGGTGTTACCGCTGGAACGTCAGCGCGCCATTGCCAATCTGGTTTACAGCAAGCGCCTTGGCAACAAAGCATCGGGTGATGGCTGGAAATACCGCGGTCGCGGCCTGATTCAGATTACCGGCCAGGATAATTACCGTCGCTGTGGCGCCGCGCTGAAACTCGACCTGGTCACCAGTCCGGAGCAACTGGAGCAGGACCGTAACGCGGCACGTTCGGCGGCATGGTTCTTTGTCACCAGCGGATGCCTGCTTTACTCCGGCGACCTTGCCCGCGTCACGCAGATTATTAATGGCGGTCAGAACGGCATTGAAGACCGCCGTCAGCGTTACAACCGTGCACGAGCGGCATTGTTATGATCGAAAAGTTACTGCGCAAATACTGGCTTTCGCTGGTGGTGCTGGTGCTGACTGGCGTTCTGGCCTTTCTGGTCAACCGGTACCGGGAAAACGCCATTGAGTACAAAAAGCAGCGTGACGAGAAAACACAGGCGCTAAGTCTGGCGAACGCCACCATCACCGACATGCAGGTGCGCCAGCGAGACGTCGCGGCGCTCGATGCGAAATACACGAAGGAGCTGGCCGATGCCCAGGAAAACATTAATCAGCTTGAGCGTGATGTTGCTGCTGGGCGTAAGCGGCTGCAAATCTCCGCCAGATGTCCCGCGAACGGAGCGACCAGCGCCACCGGCATGGATGATGCAACCGGCCCCCGACTTACTGACGCCGCTGAGCGGGATTATTTCACCCTCAGAGAGCGAATCGAAACCAGTACGAAAATAATTACTGGCTTACAGGCGTATGTGCGCGATCAGTGCCTGAAGTAAGATCATTGTTCCTGCGCGCTGTCTAAAGGAGCAGGGCTGGGACACTCAACATCAGATCAAGAAATGTCACTGTCCAGTAAACTGAAAGTGGCACGACGTAAGTGTTCATAATCAGCCTGTTCTGTCTCATTTTGAGTCTCAATTTCATCGAAGGCTTGTGAAATATATAACCGGATATCCTCTTTGCTTGGCTCATCAAGACGCGCAAGCAGTGCCATAACAATAATTTTAATCACATCAAGTTGTATAAAAGCCTCCGCTCTTGATGCTTCATGGTCAGCAATTTTTTCGATTAAATCAGCGATTAGATGTTTCATATTACATGCCTTACTGGTTTTGGGTTCGGGCTATATATCCTTATTACACCAGCCTGCAAGAAATACTTTAAAGGAAGCACCCGGTCGGGTTATTTACGGTCAGCAGTGCAGTTTATGCAAAGGCTGGCTGGTGCCTCACAACATCAACGCAGCAAAAAATATAAAAAAAGCCTCCAACAGGAGGCGAAGGAGATAGTGCAAATACATCATCTTCTCAAAGAACAAGGGCAGCCACGGAGATGGCTTCCCGGTTCGGCAGGCATTATCAGTATGGCTCCTGTTGTAAACGTTGCAAGTCAGTAAGTTAAGTTGAGGAGTTATCCTGGCGGAACCTGCCACTTCGCGCTCTGAACCAGACAGGTGTGGATCTGCCGGAACAAATTTAAATTTTTAGCCTAATCTTTACCATGTTTCGTTTGTACGGGGTGCGATCTGCCGGATTCATATATGCTGTGCGCCCGGGCATACAGGAAGAGCAACCATGGTGAATGCACTTTTTTTATTGGAAAAAAACCAGTTGAACTGATTCAGATACCTGCCGGTACTGAGTGGATGACATATGTGCGTGAGAAGGGTAATGCACTGAAGCTTCCTGTCAGGGTTGCAATGTTTACGTTACCTAACGGGAACGTGGCTGCAATCCAGGTTGCGTCAGACAGATATGTTTCGTCCGCAGAGGCGCTTGCCGCCTATCTTAAACTGGTAATGTATCAGTTATAAATATCGTGGAAGGCTGTTACAGCACGCGAAGCTGAACGTCATGGGTTTAAAAGAAACAACTCTAAGCCACAGGAAATCCAGTCTGTGGCTTAGAGCATGCAAGTGCATATTCGTTACACTTTTACTTTATACAAATTCTTTACTGTAAATATAAGAAGTCTCTTATAACGGCACATGCTGAAATTCAGTGGCAACACATTCATCAGCATGTTATCGCTTTAAACTGGCGGTTTATTTCTTTATTTACAGCCTCGCTTATGCGGAGCTACTTTACGCGCTTCGTGCGCACATCAGTAATAAGGTGACACTATGGTTGATAGCCCAATGCAACGGCCATATCCGCCACTTCTGTTTATCGATAACCCGGACTTCAAACCTTACATTCGACTTATCCCTGCTGACGGCGTCCATGATTGGCTGCACTCACACATAATCAGCGAAGAGGGTATGTTGCATAACCCTGACCATTTCCATTTACTGGAAGCTGACATCGTATTCATGTGGGCTTCGAATGCATTCACGAAGAAGGGGCGAACGGTACTGGGCCAGTGCGAAGAGGTGATGATTCGCGCTGGTGGATGGCAAAAGGCCCGGATGGAACAACAGATGTACGAATGGTTCGGTCGTATACCGGATTTCATCATCACCCTGGCGGCTGATTACTGCGCTCAGTGTTCCGATCTTGAGTTCTGCGCGCTGGTGGAGCATGAGCTGTACCACATTGCACAGGAAACTGATGAATTCGGTGCGCCGAAATTCTACCGGGACAGTGGATTACCCAAACTAAAACTGCGCGGCCACGATGTGGAAGAGTTCGTTGGCGTCGTTCGTCGCTATGGAGCCAGTCACGATGTGCAACAGCTGGTGGACGCTGCGAACAGGCCTGCGGAAGTTGCTCACCTTGATATTGCCAGGGCGTGCGGGACGTGCATGCTCAAACTGGCTTGATTACCTGGACTGACCTGGACGAATGGTGAATTATGGCGGCTCTAAAAAATGATGTGAAAGCCTACATAGTTCAGGCGCTTGCGTGCTTCGATACCCCCTCTCAGGTTGTTGAGTCTGTCCAGGCAGAATTTAAGGTAAAGATTACCCGCCAGCAGGTCGAAGCCTACGACCCCACGAAGGCCAGTGGAAAAGCGTTAGCGTCGCGCTGGGTAGAAATGTTCAACGCCACCCGCACCCGTTTCCAGAACGAGATCGCCGACATCCCGATCGCCAACAAGGCGTACCGGCTGCGCGCCCTCGACCGAATGATGACGAAGGCCGAGACAATGCGGAATATGGCGCTGGCAGCGTCATTGATGGAGCAGGCAGCTAAAGAGGTTGGTGATGCCTACACGAACAGGCAGAAGCTGGAGCATACAGGAAAGGATGGTGAGCCCATACAGCATAATCACACAGTAAGCGCGGAGGATCTGACTGATGAGCAGCTCGCCGCCATTATCGGTAGTAAGTAAGCAGGAAGCTGCGGCAGAGTTACTCAAACGTCGCGAGGCGCGGGCCAGTCTTTACAACTTCATTCAGTATATAAATCCGGAATACATCACCAGCGCGTTCTCGCAGACGGTTTGTGACGCTCTGGACCGGTTCCTGTTGGATATGATGAACGGCGTTCGACCGATACTGATACTGGGCGCGCCACCTCAGCACGGTAAATCGGATATCGTCTCGCGTTACCTGCCAGCTTATTTCTTCGGTAAATACCCGGAAATGCGCGTGGGCGCGCTGTCGTACTCTGCTGATCTGGCCGGTGACATGAACGCCGATGTTCAGCGCATTATGTCCACGCCTGAATACCGCAACTTATTTCCGGGTTCATGGCTGGGCAATAAGCCCGCAGACGGTGTTGCTGTAAAGCGCAATACTGATGAATTCGGTATCGCTAATCATAAAGGGACGTATGTCTGCGCGGGTGTAGGCGGCCCGTTGACTGGTAAAAAAATCGATCTAGGTATCATCGATGACCCGATAAAAAACGCCAAAGAAGCACTCAGCCCGACGACAAAGAAGTCGATCTGGAACTGGTACGTTTCCACATTTAAAACGCGCCTGTCGAAGAACAGCGGCGAAATCATCATGGCGACCCGCTGGGCGACGGATGACCTTTCCGGGCGTGTAGTGGAAATCACGCCACGAGCTAAGGTGCTGGCTTTCCCTGCAATCAACGAGCAGGGCGAGGCGCTGGTACCAGAGCTGCACCCGAAAGAGAAACTGCTCGAAACCAAAGCCATCCTCGGAGATTACTTCTGGTCTGCAATGTACCAGCAGTCACCGAAACAGGCTGGTGGCTCAATCTTCAAAGATGACTGGATCCGCTATTACCTGCCAAAAGATTTACCTACCAGCTTCGATACCGTCATTCACAGCTGGGATATGACGTTTAAGGACAGTGAAGGCACTGACTTTGTGGTCGGCCAGGTATGGGGCAAGAAAGGGGCTAACGCCTACCTGCTTCACCAGGTGCGAGCTCGCATGAGTTTCACCGCAACGCTCAAAGCCGTTAAGCGCATGGCAGATGAATTCCCCAAAGGCTTACGCAAGCTGGTGGAGGATAAAGCCAACGGACCGGCGGTTATTGATTCGCTGAAAAGCACCGTTGCGGGGCTTGTTCCTGTTGAACCGGACGGCAGCAAAGTTGCGAGGGCGCATGCGATCACCGCTGTATGGGAAGCGGGAAACGTTTTCCTTCCCCATAAAGACATCGCCCCGTGGATCACCGAGACGGTTGAGGAAATTACCACGTTCCCTGTCGGCGCGAACGATGACGTTGTCGATGCAATGACGCAGGGGTTACGCGATTTGTATCAGAGAAAAACACTCAGCCCACTGGACATCATGTAATGACGAGAAAAAATATCGTTGGTCGTCTGAATGATGGCCTGGTTAGCTTAATGACTTCGCTCGGCGAGAAGATCGGCGCGGTGCGGTACAGCAGCAGTAAGCGCGACATACCGGATAAAGAACTACTCGCGATGTATAA